TGAAAGTAAAAGTACAAGTTTAGGATATTTCATTTTTTTTATTTTTTAAGGTTAGACAATTTTATTCCGTTTTTTATCCAGTAGTAGAATTTATTCATAGAAAAGTGTGATAATATAGCTTGTTTTTTAACGAGTAATCGACCAATTTCTATACCTCTGGGGTCACTGAACCCCACACTCACTAATTTATACCCACTTTTTTTAAAAAAGCAAGGCCGTCGGTTAATAGGTTCCCCTTCTTTGCTTTGCCAGATGCTTGTTCAGTACCAAGTCCTACCAATGACAATGCATTGTTCCAAGCTTGCTTGACCGACTTTGCTATTGATATGCCAAGATCTTCCCTAGCTTGCTTTGTACCTAATTTTTGGTAACCATAATTAGCTAACATTAGTCCACCGATGGTCATAGTAACACCTTTGAACTTTTCCATTAGTCCTAATATAAAGCCGATGGTTTTTACTGCTAATGTAAGTGGCAATAATGCAACTTTTATTGCGACCCCCAATACTTTAAATATGGGCGACATTGCTGAAAATATACTCATCAATGCTTCTGCTGCTGGCATTAATGCATTTACTAATGTTGCTTTCATTGCAGCAAATTGTGCTGCTATCTTTTCGCTGGCTTGCTTTTGTGCTAATTTAGTTTGTAAATCTTCTGCTGACATGTCGGCCATTTGTGCTGCTGATAATCCTAAGCCGTTCATTGCCGCCAATTGGTCGCTATCTAGATTGCCCATCTTTTCTTTGATGATCATTGACTTTTGGAGTTCGTCAACATCCATTCCGGTTGCTTCTGCTAACTTTTTCCTTCCTAGATATCCCAACTTATCAAATTCAGCTATTGACCCTACTTGGTCCAATACTGCTGCAGTCGCTCCTGCTATATCACCCTCTAGAGCTAATCTTCTTGCTCCATCCAAATTCATATTTTTACCGGTCAAGGCTTGTAGTTCAAATTGCGCTGATATAGATTTTTCAAAGTCTAATAAACCATCGGATACTTTAGCCATTGTAGCTAAACTAACTCCCATTTTAGCTGCTTGAATCGCTGCCTTTTTAAGGGCCTTTACATTCCCTCCAAAGTACTTGGATGTTAATTTAGAATTTTCTGCAATGTCTGCGGTAACTGCTCCTACACTAACTCCGGCCTTCATTGCCTCTGCTGCTAAATCTCTTTGTGTATTAGCTGCTTCATCAGCAGTGGCGCCCATCCGCATAAATGCAGTATTAACTTTGCCGGCTTGTTCTGCACCATATCCAAATGCTATACCTATATCGGAAACAGCGCCGGCTTGTTTGGCTGACATCATACCCATTACGCCAAATTCTTTTACAGTTTCAGTCATGACTGCTAAGATGTCTTTTTGTAATGAAAGCTGATTGCCGGAAGATGCTACTACGTCATTTGATGCCTTTACTATCTTCTTGGTCTGTGCATATGTTAGTCCAGTTGCAGTTGATAATTCATGAGCTTTATGTGATACATTTTTAAATGTCATTAATAGCCCAATCGCCGCGGCCGCTATTAATGCCAATGGATTCAGTAATACAGTTGCATTAAATCCCATCATAGCTGCTTTACCTGCTTTGATCCCGGCGTTCAGCCCACCACTACTGGCCGCTGCTGCCATGAAGTCTGCTGATACTTTAGATAATGCTGATGTGAATCCTTCCTTTAACACATCTAGGCCAAACATTTTACTTATCATCGAGCCGCCTGGCAACTTGCCTACAAATTCGTTCACCGAATCAATGTTTTTTCCTATTGCATCATTAATTCCGCCTAGGGCTTTTTTTGACTGATCTTGGATTGCCAAATTGGACTTATCAAGCTTAAGCTGGCTGAGTCTGGCATCAGTCCTTTTCATTAATATCTTGTTGCCGGCTGCGGTTACTTTTGCTAGCAATTGTTCTGTGGTTGCAATTGATTTGGATATATCTGCTTGGGAATTTGTAGACTTAAATATATCTTTAGCCTGTTTTGCTACTTGTGCTTGATATTTTGATACATCTGCTGTTGCAGTAGCAAAGTCCGATGCAAAGCCGGCTGAATCTTTAAGAGCCTTTCTTGTTTTCTCTATTTTATCATATTGAGCACTTATAGCAACTGCCTGTTTCTCTGTTGCGGTGTTTGTTGCTTGTATAAGTTGTAGCTGCTCCTTTTCTATTGCGGCGATTGCCTGCTGAATATTTAGGAACTCTGCTGCTGCTTTAGGATCTTGTTTTGCCATAATTAAGTGTTATTAAAATGATATGCCAAATTCGTCTTCCGATTCTTTCGCGAGCTGCTGTACTCTTTCTGCATGATAATTCATATCAGCTATAGCTGCCTTCATTTCCGGGTCTCTTCCCATTTTCCTAAGAGCGCGTTTTACTTTGGACTTCATTAGCCATTTAAGTATCTTTAGTGCTAGCCCCTCATTAATTTGATTGATTTGGGCTAGTTGTTGCTTCTCTAAAATATTTTTTGACATAGTTAATATCCTCTTTTAAATAAATATCAACGTCATGGTATTTTATATGCTTTATCTGCCTTTAGATGGCCGGGATGTTTTTGATCTAGCTTTTTGTTGTCGCATTGCCTTCTCATGTTCTTTCTTTTGATCACTAAACATTCTCGACATCTTTAATATATAGAATGTACGTAGGTATATAGGCATATTATATACATCATTGTAAGTGAACCCACCTTTACTATGATATACTAAATCAAATATCTGTTCTTGTTTTTGTACTCTATAACTCGGCGTCAGGCCAAAAAAAGTCCAATCCGATGTTAACTGGAGTGCGAAAGGTATCTCCGGAATCTCCATCCGGGACTTCTACTGAAAGATTTACTTCTGGGGTTATTTTTGCTAGAAACTGACGGATTGCTCTTGAATCAATTGCTAATAATTTAGAATCAACATGTTTTCTAATTTTTGTGCTATCAGTATCGCCATCTATATCAACTATAATATATTTCATCATTGTTGATATTGCAGCTACTTTTTTTAGTTTTGCCAATCCCTTTAGTTCCGCATCCATTTTAGCTTGGTCTCGTTGTGTTAAAAGCTTAAGTTTAATTGGAAGTTTTGAGGCCGGGAGGACTAGACCGAATTCATTCACGCCAGTCTTAATTAAATCCCAATCAATTTCTTTATCTTTTAATTTAGTCAAATCTACAACATGTTCTATTGTTTCGCCTGTTGTTGGACTTTGTGTTTTGATGGGGTAATCTTTACCATAACCTAATACCCTTGCTGCTACCATAATTGCATTTTTGTCACACAATAAAAGATCATTATAATCACATGGTGTTACAATTAATGCTTTAAATAGTTTATCTAATACAACTCCATTTTTAATGAACGACTGATTTGTAAGGATATCTTCTTCCTTTGCAGTCATATATTTCATTTCAATGGTACCTTTTTGCAAAGGGTGTCCTTGTGGATATAGTTTACCTTTACTAGGTAGATCTACAATCTCCGTTGGGAAGTCAAATACTAATGTATCATCTACTGCATTAGTATTATATTTTGCGGTTGCAATATCTTTTAATTGCTTGTCCGACATCATTGGCGCTTTGCCTGGATAATCGTCGTTAACTTGTTTTGCCATAGTTGTTCTCCTAATAACTTATTATTTTATATAAATATGCCTTAAGTGTAAAAAATCCTACCGTAAGGTAGGATTCTTTAATGCTTTTAAAATATTTATTTAGAATTGCAAGATTGCATAATCATATTTCAATGTCAACTCAATTTGCAATGGGTCTTCTGTAGCCCAATCCAGATCTCCAAATGTTGCTGATGAAATAAATGCACCTTTCAATGTCCATTCTTCAACTTTGTCGCCTACTGGTCCTAAAGTATTGAAGGTCAAGTCTTTCTTGTAAAAGTCAGAATATCCATCTCTTCCTGTTACAGACTCGTGGTGTAATCTTACCCATTCCATAACTGCTTGTGCTCCCGATGGAACAACTGGGTCATATAATGTTACGGTAACATCTTGCCATCTAGACTTTCCTTTTAACTTTCTCTCGACGTTGATATGGTCTAGTATAACTTCACCCTGATCAATTGATGGTCTAGACGCTGCCTTAATAAGGTAACTAGGTATTCCTTCAATGTACATGATGAACCTATTGGCCATCTTCGGCTCATATGCCGTATAAAATATTTCTGTTGGGTCAAGTAATTCTGCCATCTTTTTATTCCTCTTTAATATAAATATGCACTATCCTAAAAATTACTCAGGAAAAGCTGCTCCTGTTGGTAAAATATTGAAATCAATTACAATAAACTCAGCTGCCTTAGCAGGTTGAAGGAATATTTGTCCTACCATTGTATTTCTATCAATTACGTCAGGTGTATTATTACTCTCATCCATTACTACTTTAAATGCATACAACCCTTGTCTTTGTTGTACATTTTCAAAATATGGATTAACGATGCTTAAGAATCTGTTTCTAGTTGCGGCTGTATTATTTTCAAATATTAAGAATTTAGTTGTACTACCAATAAATTTCTTTGCCGCAATTAATAATCTTCTCACATTCACTCTATCTAATGCAGATGCCTTTTTCTGTAATGTCTTTTGTCCAAATACTGTCACTCCGGAATTCGGAAAAGTTGCAATTGGATTAACATTACTTTCATATAAAGTATCTCTATTGGCATGAGTTAATTTTCTTTCTGTTGCTACTGCTATATCAATACCACCTCTGTTTAAACCAGCTGGGGCAAACCATGGAGCAGCAACTCTATCATTAAAGGCATATACACTAGGTATTACTGTTGATGCAGGCACCCATACATTTCTTCCTAAATCTGAATCCGGAATTTTTATCCAAGGCCAATACATTGCAGCATAATTACTATCTCTAGCTTCTGCCTTGGCAACTGCAGTAGTAATACCGCCGTTGTATAAAACAGGATCGATAACAGCAAAACAATCACTTCTATCTTCACACATTTGAACTAATTCACCAATTGTTGTTCCATGTTTATCATCAACCAATCCAGGTGCTGTAATTAAATTAATATCATATTCATCTTGATTCTTTAATAATTTAATTGCATCTGAATAAGCTGTTCCACCATTTGCATCTACATCTGGATTATATCCTTGTACATTTGTGTCTTCAATTGTTTCATAGAATTTTTGTGGATGTAAAACATTGCCATCTAATCCGGATGCAAATGACCCTGATCCTACCTCAGGCAGAAAGTCTGTCAATGTCGCATCTCTCACGGCACCATTTGAATCTAAATAGTTATATGTATTTTTAAGAACTGTTGCTCTCACATATTTTGATCTATTTGCAAAATCTCCAGATAATTGAAGATATGGGTCTGTTGTGCCGGTATCCGCTAACGCAAATGATTGATCACCAAGTCGTCTTGCAATATAATCAGTTGAATTAGGATCTAAAGTTAGATTTGTATGTTGTTCTAAAATAGATTTTCTGTTACTAGTATCATCACCTCTTCTTAGAATGAGGTTAAATGTACCTTTATTTGCATTTTGAGAAGTTATTTCCCATCTTACATTATTTTCAGTACCATTAGGTAATGTATTATTTGTTCCTTCTGTGCCGCCTCCGCTGTTTTGGTCTAGCCCATCTGATAAGGTAGTTAATGTAACTACCGCAGTTTCTGTACTTGATG